GAATAGCAGATGCCGTAACTGCGTTAAATTGAACATTTGAGGATGTTGACACATTTTGTGGAATAGAAATAGTTTGAGAAACAACTGAACTTCCATCATAAGGTGTACCACCATTTATAATATTAACACCAGCTCCTCCTATTAAAGAATAAGAATTAGCCAATGTTGATATTAGATTTGTATCTAAAGATGAACCCAAAGTAGATAATGATGTTCCACCAATACTATCTAATGGATCAGATGTACCCCCCAATTGTTCCATCGCCGATTGTACTGGAGTATCCACATCACTACCAAACATTAATCTTTTTGGTGTTAAATATTTTTGAGTTGTGTGAGGACCTTGTATATCATTGAATGAATCAGGTATCAAATATCCTTTTAGACTAACACTAAATTCTGTCTTTACAATCCTATCTCTATCTGCTAATTCTGTACTATCGGTATAACTTTCAATGTTGGTTTTGAACCTCATCTTACCTGGTTCACCCCAATAACTACCAGCAGACCAATTTATTCTTTCCACTAACCTATTCATCTGTTCTATGTAATGTGTGAATATTATAAAATCATAATTCAACACCATGTAATCAGGTACAGCTACATTGTAGTATTCTCTTTGAGGAATTATTCCTTGTTGAACTGAGAAATTATCGTATCTGTTGTTATCAGTAAATTTTCTTTCAAATGTGTAAAATAATTTTGGGTCTAATGGGTCAATTTTATCAACTGCTATCGTATCATCTTTTTCCATACCAGTTCTTCTGAATGCTATAACAGGTAAGATAAGTTGTCGTTTGGAATCTCTCATGAATCCTGTTTTTTGTATTGAATGCCACCTTTCTGGTGATGCATACATAGTAGGAACCTTTACGGTTTCACCATTTTCAAAAACTGTAGGTTTTATAACATTTTCAAAATAGTACATTATAGCACTATCCATGTCCATTAATGTTACTGATATGTCTTTTGGTTGACCTTCCGTAACTTTATATTGTCTTGCTCTATTTAGTTTACCACGAGTACTTCTTGGTTCAGGTTTCTTTCGTGATGTTATAATTTCAGCCACTAAATACTCCTAATTCTTGTTTGATTTGTAAATGATTGACGAGATAGATGTGTATTTAATGTAACACTCCAATTATTCTCTTGCATTCCACCAATCAATTGATTTTCTAACACCCCATTGACTTCAAAAAATCCATAGTTCCATTCTACAATATCACCAATCTCTGGTGTCAAACTTAAGTCTAAAAGTGTCTGTCTTAGTATATGAAATTGAGAATCTTGCTGTGCATCAGGTCCGAATTCATCGGTATTGTAATCAAAATCACTTGCTTCAACAATACAGGCCAATTGTACTCCTTGTTTGAAGTTTTTACCACCTACGGCCTCTCCATACATATTTGTTGAGGTATCATAAGCAGAAATCTTATAAATAACAATTTTTTGATTGATTATTCCTTCGTTTTCAGTGCGAAGGTCACCAACCAACTCCTTGTTGATTCTCTCTAAGAAATTTCTATCTCTTTGGGGTAAAAAACGACCAGCCATTTATTTATCCTACGAATATTGGTAAGGGGACTTTTTGTAATTTTTCTTGAAGTCGTGTAGATTCTTCACTATCGGCTTCCATCATGTTTTTACGACTTGCGGCTTCTAAATCTTCCCTTAATTGTGAAATTAATTGTTCTTTCTCGGCACTTGCCTCACTTCTCAATGTATCTCCGTCTAAATTGACCTCAGCATTTGGTATTGGAACTGAACCATACTTACTTCTTATGATTCCTAATAATTCTTTTGATAAAGCAAGTCCATATTTCCTAATCCATTGTTTACCAACATCATTTATATTATTATATTCCATATTTTGATAAGGAACATTCGAACTATCCGATACGGTTCCTATTCCCATACCACTTGAATCTTGAAACGGAGTGTCTTTGTCCTCTTTTAAATAATATTGAAACCATAATTTGTAACTATCTGTTGGATTTGGGAAGATTCTTACTTCATTGTTTACTAATTCAAAGGTGTGACCTGATTTTCTAACTTGGTCATTAAATTCTATTGCCTGAATTCTCAATAGGTCTGCGTAAATTGGCATCATCATGAATTGAACAGCTGGAGTCATGTTTCCCCAACCAAATGAGTCTAACATATTGTAACTTCCTGCTCCAGTACCTGCATATGGGTCGAAATATCTTACAACTGCTGGTGAAGCCTCGTAATATACTCTACGAACTTCCATTCTCTTACCACTTTCACTCACCTCAGACCATAAATTTTGTAAATCATAAACTTGTTTACCACTAACCACATCTACAGAACCACTTTTCATCTGAACACTACCACCAACACCTGCTTCAGTACCATATTGTTCAGATAATTGAATAGTACGACCAAAGTTAGATGTAACCCTTTTATGTGTTACATCATTAGATGAACCAGTTGGTTGACCTTGTAGATGGATTAAATTTTCCCTAATATTAAATGAATTTACTTGAGATGAATACTCACTAATCGATTCCTCTAAACATGCATAAAATTGTGAATCCTGCATTTCAATTGCCATGATTGGATAACCCAATCTTTTAGCACACCAACTTGCAAATTTAGGTGCATCCGATTGAAATGTTGTATCATTGTCATAAAGATTGAATGGTGTATTTCCACTTACTGCTGAACCACTTCCTGGCCATATAGCTTCCATAAAATTCTCCTAATTGGATATATTACTTCTAATATAAATATCAAAGATACAAGAAATCTCTAATGGGCACAAAAAAGGGGGAGAAAAAATCTCCCCCTCTAATGTAAGATCAGTTAAATTAAGTTCGTAAACTCAATTAAACCATGTTGATGTCTGCGACAACAACTTTTCCGTAGAATTCAGGTCTTACCATCTTCTTCGCGTATCTTGTCATTACACCCTTACGAGGAGTGAAATTAACAGGATCGTAAACAAGAGGAGTCATGATTAACGGAACATACGGTGCGTATACTGCTCCAGTTTCGAGGAAGTTACTTCCACGGAAACCAAGTAGGATATCATTTTCTAACATATAAGGGTTCTTATAAACCGTATATCTGTTATTCAATGCTCCAACTTTCTGTACACCCATTGCGTATGATGTGTTGGTTGCGTTACCATCAGTATCAGCAGCGTATCCAGGTATGGATTCAATTACAGTTGCAGTTTCAGGTGAAACAACAATGAAATTAGCACCACCTCTTAGAGTCTTCTGATGTATCGCGTTACTTACAGCTTGTAGTTTGTTTCCAAGTGTTTGGAACCAAGTTCCTTTTGTGTAAGCATTTGAATTACCAGAAACTTCAGAGAATAAGGAAGTTACTGAATCATACTCGTATCCAACCTTTGCTGACCAGTACTCAGTCTTAGCGTTAGCTTCAGATTTCAATAGGTCAAGGATTTCCAAATCAATTTCCATTGAGATGTACTCACTTAACATAGAAGTCAATTCAGCTTCTGCGTCAACAGAGTGGTAAGCGTTAAGGTCTTGAGCTAACTCAGGAGTCCATACTGCTTTAAGTTTACGAGTTTTCGCAACAATAGAAATCTGTCTAAGTGCGATATCGATTTCAGGAATATCCACATCATCAGCACTATTAGGTGCAGGTGTTGAGAATGTACTTTGTTCGAAATCACCTCTGACACTTTCGGTTGGTTGCTTGTGATATTTCACACCAATTCCAGCTGCGTCCATACGACCATCTGTGGCTTTCACATAGAAATACACATTGTCTGCGTCGAAATAAGAGTAAGCAGGATAGTGAGCTGAGATATCAGAACCACTAACTTCGAAAGCTCTAATTCCGTTCAAGTCAGCGTTAGGTGCTGCTGTTGCGAAATTAGCTCTTGTTACAGTTAGTTTGATAATCTGGTCTGATGCTGTAGTAGCAATAGATGCAGATAGGTCTGGTTCGAATTCTACTTCTTTCCAAGAAGCAGATGCTTCTGTGATGTTTGAGTTTACAATAGTGCTAGATACATTATCATTGATAGAGTATCCGAATTTACCAGCACCATATAAACCACCGCTAGCATCACTTGAAGCTGAGGTGTTACCATGTATATGTTCACCTTTATTATGGTTCGCTGTTTGTGCAGTTCCATACTTGAAGTCAAGATAGAAAATTAGACCACTTGGTAGGTTCATAGGTTGAACACTAACAAAGTCTTGAGCTGCTAACTCACCAAAGATTCTACGAACCAATGGTAATGCAACACCACTCCATTCTTCTGAACCACTACCACCAGTTTTTGATGATTCATCAATTAACTGACGGGCTTGGTTTTCAAGAAGTACGGCCATACCGTGTTGCTTGTTATTATCCTCAATACCTTCAAGAAGTCCAGTGGGTTCCCACTTTTCTACTAACTTTTGAGTTTCTGCCAAACGAGAACGAACAGGATCGTAAGAATCCATGAGTTTTTCAATTTTTCCAAATGAACTCATTTTAGTTCTCCAATTTAAGTTGTTTAAGATTGATTAAAGAATCTTGGCAAGTTTCTGAAAGCGTTCTTTTAAATCAAATCCTTCAGAAATTACTTCTTCAGTTTTTGGTTTAGTTGAAGCTACAGGTTTTGAACTTGAACCCTTTGATTCTTTAATTGGTTTACTTGGCTTACTTGCCACTTTGTTACCAAAAGATTCGGCCAAAGTTGAAAATACCAACTTGACTTCTCTTAGGTTTGTTGCTCTGTCGAAAGTC